CAAGAAACAGAACGAAAAGTACGACTCGCGCCCCTCTGTAAAGAAGGACCGTGCTTCCCGAAATGCTGCACGTAAAGCTATGGTAGCTAAAGGCAAGGTACGTAAGGGTGACGGTAAAGACGTGGATCATAAAGATGGCAACCCACGTAACAACAAAAGCAAGAACCTACGTGTGATGGCTAAGTCTAAGAACCGTAGCGTCAAACGTACAAGCGGGAATAGGAAAGCATAATGTCGGAGAAGAAAAGTGCTAAAAAAGATTCGAGACTTACTAGGGCTGGTGTATCGGGTTATAATAAACCCAAACGAACCCCAAGCCACCCCAAAAAAAGCCACATCGTCGTCGCCAAAGAAGGTGACAAAATCAAAACCATCCGCTTCGGGGAACAAGGCGCAAAAACCGCAGGGAAGCCGAAAGCAGGGGAAGGTGAAAAAATGAAGAAGAAACGTGCATCTTTCAAAGCACGTCATTCAAAGAATATTGCTAAAGGTAAGATGTCAGCAGCTTACTGGGCTAACAGGGAAAAGTGGTAATGCCGACACCAACCAACAAAAAGCTCTACGCTAAAGTAAAAGCAGAGGCCAAGAAAAAGTTTGACGTATGGCCTAGCGCATATGCATCTGCTTGGTTAACTAAAACCTATAAAGCACGTGGGGGAAAGTATAGTGGGTCGAAAGCCAACAAAGTCACAAAAAAGTAAGAAGGGTGGTCTTGGCAAATGGTTCGGTGAAGAGTGGACTGACGTTAAGACTGGTAAGCCTTGTGGTCGCTCTAGTGCTTCAAAGAGCAAACGCCCTTACCCAGCCTGTCGCCCAAAGGCAGTAGCTAGTAAGATTACTAAAAAAGAAGCAGCAAAGAAAACTGGCCCTAAGAAGGTCAAATGGTCAACAACAGCATCAGGAAAGAAGAGAAAATGAAATTTGAACCATGTCCGGGGTGTAAGACTCCAGCTAAGTGTGCCAAAGAAGGTTGCCAAAAAGCAAAGAATAAAATGTCATATGGTGGTATGGCTAAGAAAAAGATGGCGTATGGTGGTATGGCTAAAAAGGGCTACCGTGGTGGGGGCTTCTGTACAGGACCAGCAAAAGGTATGAAGAAGTAATGGCAAAGTTCTACGAAAAATATAAGAAGGCGTTAGAAGCGCACGGTTACACAGTAGATGAACACGGCATTGTACGTGATGCTTATGGCAATCAAGCTGCTGGTGAGGATCGCTTTGGTAACGTTAACTGTAGCGATCCAAACATTACAACTATCTGTACAGCAGAAGATGCTAAACCAAAGCCTAAACCTAAAGCTAAAAAGAAGATCGAAACACTTGAGGATGGCGATTAATGTCACTATTACAGCAGGGTAAATCAGCACGTAAACGATCTGTGTATGGTCACAACACTGGCACCTCTACAGAGGTTGTGTATACTTGCCCTGCTAACTGTGTTGCAGAGGTAACGTTTATCCACGTACATAACTCTACAGGTAATACTAGTATTGAGATAGAGTGGTATGTAGCAGCGGATGACTACACATCACACTTCTTAGAAGGTAAAAACTTAGGTGTTGCCGAATATGTGCAGTTTCCAGATATTGAGCTTGTGTTACAGCCGGGTGATAAGATTCAGATTACACCTGATACTGCAGCACACATTGATACCATCCTTACAGTAACAGAAACGTTTGTTCCTATCGGGTAGCGGGTATGCATAAATAGGTACTACTAGCTGACCTACTTTCAAGTATAACTATCTCCGCACACAACAAAAGGAGATATGTGATGCTTAACTTTCTAAAACGTGTCTTTAAAGCAATCGAAACTGCACAACAAAAACGTGCAGACTACCGCCTATTACAAATGCTATCTGAGCGTGAATTACGTGATTTAGGTATTGGTCGTAGTCAAATTCATAACATTGTTTACGGTAAAGACTAAAAAGTGCTTGCATTTACAATAGTTATATATAAAACTATATGTAAGCCCTAAAAACAAGGACGACTTTATGGCAAGAAACCTCACAGAAAACCAGAAATTGTTTCTCGAAGTCTTGTTCGATGAAGCGGGTGGTGATGTTGTGCTTGCCAAAAAGTTGGCTGGTTATAGCGATAACACACCTACACGTGTAATTGTAGAGGCATTGAAAGATGAAATCGCAGACGCTACACGTACTTACTTTGCTCGTACTGCGCCCAAGGCTGCTATGGCTATGGTTGGTGCTTTATATGATCCTACTGAACTAGGTATCAAAGATAAGATGGCAGCAGCTAAAGATTTGCTAGACCGTGCAGGGCTAGGTAAGACAGAGAAGGTAGATGTCACATCAAGCGGTGGCGTATTCTACCTACCCCCAAAAGAGGGAACGAATGAGTAGACCTTTCCATATTGGGAGGGATTTAGGTTTTTGGGAACTACCAAAACCACACAAAGGCAAAGAACGAGAGTGGCACGTGATAGCTAGGGTAAGCCAGAACGTGCCGTTTGGCTATAGGATACACCCTGAAGACGAAGACCTCTTACAGCCTATACCTGAAGAGCTAGAGGCATTAGAGCTTGCAAAGCAGCATCTAAAGCAGTATAGTTTGAGAGAAGTAGCGAATTGGTTAACAACCCAGACAGGTCGCAGCATCTCACATGCAGGTTTAAAGCAGAGGATCGAAATTGAGCGAAGACGTAAAAAAACTGCTACAATTAAACGGAACCTCGCCAAAAGGCTCCAAAAGGCGTTATCCAAAATCGAGGAACTCGAAAAAAACAGGGTCGGGGCGTACTCCGAAAGCGAGTAAGGAAACAGTCACACCCCCAGTAGAGACTATTCCTGCACAAGTCGCCCCAGCAGAGTTCGATGTCGAGGCTGCACAGGATGTAGTGTTCAAGCCAAACCCCGGCCCTCAGACAGACTTTTTGTCTGCATCAGAAAGAGAAGTACTTTATGGTGGGGCAGCAGGTGGCGGTAAGTCATATGCTATGTTAGCTGACCCTCTACATGGCTTGAATGACCCTAACTTTTCTGGTCTACTTGTACGACATACTACGGAAGAGTTACGTGAACTTATTCAGAAGAGCCAAGAGTTATACCCACAGGCTATACCGGGGATTAAATGGTCTGAGCGTAAAAGCCAATGGGTTAGTCCACAAGGCGGTAGGCTCTGGATGTCGTATCTTGATAAAGATATGGACGTTAACCGTTACCAAGGTCAGGCTTTTAATTGGATTGGCTTTGACGAGCTTACACAATGGCCTACTCCCTATGCTTGGGATTATATGCGTTCTCGCCTACGTTCTGCCCATAGCAACAAACTAGGCTTGTACATGAGAGCAACTACTAACCCCGGTGGTGCTGGACACGCTTGGGTTAAAAAGATGTTCATTGATCCTGCACCATCTAACAAAGCATTTTGGGCTACTAACCTTGAAACTGGCGACACTATTACTTATCCAAAGGGCCACAGCAGAGAGGGTCAACCTCTTTTCAAACGGCGATTTATCCCCGCTAGTCTCTTTGATAACCCTTATTTGAGTGACACAGGCGACTACGAAGCTATGCTTCTATCGTTGCCAGAACATCAGAGAAAGCAGCTACTTGAAGGTAACTGGGACATAAATGAAGGAGCAGCTTTCCCTGAATTTAACCGATCCATCCATGTCATTGACTCTTTTGACATACCCGACACATGGGTTAAGTTTAGAGCTTGTGACTACGGCTACGGCTCTTACACAGGCGTTCTCTGGTTCGCTGTCGCACCTGACGAACAGCTTATTGTCTACAGAGAGTTATATTGTTCTAAAGTTACAGCTTCTGATCTAGCTGATATGATACTAGACGCAGAGAAGCATGACGGTGGTATGAGATACGGTGTGCTGGATAGCTCTTTATGGCACAACCGTGGCGACACGGGGCCATCACTAGCAGAGCAAATGAATATGAAGGGTTGCCGTTGGCGTCCTTCTGATCGCTCTAAAGGCTCACGTGTCGCAGGTAAAAACGAAATACATAGACGTTTACAAGTAGATGAATTTACTGAGAAGCCACGTCTTGTATTCATGCAACACTTAACAAACACTCTGGCACAGATACCTATTATTCCACTAGATAAGAAGAACCCAGAGGACGTAGACACAAACGCAGAGGACCACCTCTATGACGCTCTACGTTACGGTATTATGACAAGACCACGTAGTCACAGCATTTGGGATTACTCACCAGCAACACAACGGACTGGCTTCCAAGCTAGTGACACAACATTCGGGTACTAAAGATGGCAGAAAACGACGAACTAAACTTTGACACAGATGAAGTAGTTGCAGCAGAAGACTCAGATGATAGCATCTTTGCTTCCAAGTCTAGCTTACTTACATTTGTTGGAGAGCGTTTTAAGCGTTCAGAAGATGCTAGACGCTCTGACGAAGATCGTTGGTTACGTGCATATCGTAACTATCGTGGCTTGTATGGTTCTGACGTACAGTTTACTGACAGCGAAAAGTCACGTGTATTTGTTAAAGTAACTAAAACTAAAACACTAGCAGCTTATGGACAGATTGTAGACGTACTATTCGGCAACAATAAGTTCCCGCTATCTGTGAATCCATCAGTATTGCCAGATGGTGTAGCAGAGTCCGTACATATCAACATTGACCCTAATGCTTCACAAGCTGGTGATGCACTAAAGGCTGTAACACGTAATCAACCCTCACGCCCATACTTGATCGACGGTACTACAAAGCTAGAACCGGGTGAAACCATGAACGATTTACGTAAGCGTTTAGGCCCACTAGCTGAAAAGATGGATGCTGTATCTGAGAAGATTGTTGAGGGTGATGGTACTACTCAAACTACAGTAACATTCCATCCAGCTATGGTAGCTGCTAAAAAGATGGAAAAGAAAATCCACGATCAGCTACAAGAGAGTGGTGCATCTGTACACCTACGTTCTATGGCATTTGAGATGGCTCTACTTGGCACAGGTGTCATGAAGGGTCCATTTGCTACAGATAAAGAATACCCTAACTGGAATGAAGATGGTGAATACGAACCACTAATCAAGACAGTACCAGAGTGTAATCATGTATCTGTATGGAACTTTTATCCAGACCCAGAAGCTTCCTGCATGGAAGATGCAGAGTATGTAGTTGAGCGTCACAAGATGTCACGCACAGAATTACGTGCGCTGAAGAACCGTCCATACTTTATGGAAGACGCTATTCAGTACGCTATCGACAAAGGCCCAGACTACGTACAGAAACATTGGGAACTAACAATGGACGATGATCAGGCTACGCCTACATCTGAACGTTGGGAAGTCCTAGAGTTCTGGGGTTTTGTAGATACAGACATGCTTGAGGAACACGGCGTTAAGATTCCTAAAGAGTTGAAAGACCTAGATGAAGTAAACGCTAACGTATGGGTATGTAACGGTGAAATCCTACGTATGGTTCTTAACCCATTCAAACCTACACGTA